TCCTTTTCAAAAATAGTGATCATATCTTTTTTTTGAACAAATATACAAATAATGCAATATAGTGTATGAATAAAGATATGCCAATTTACAAAATTACGATTGATCCGGAGTATTCGGATGGTGAGGATTTAGGAATTGAACAAATCGCATTCACATCAAAGCCGGCCATTAAGATTCGTGGCCTTGCATTCAATCAAGCTCAAAGAATGATATTCGCTGATGATGTTAAGTATCGCATCACCGCACCGGCAATGATTCCTATGGATATATATCGTAAGGATGATGAGCAAGGTGAATACTATGTACAATTTGATGAGCAAACCATTGCAAAGATTCATGAGAAATTCATGAGTGATCTTCGCAATCGTGACCTTTTCAACCTTGAGCATGATACATCTAAAACGGTACCGGCATATATCCTTGAAACTTGGATCGTGGACCAACCAACACTTGATAAATCATATTCGACATTTGGTATTGAAGTGCCAAAAGGTACGTTGATGGTGACCGCTCAAGTTACCGATCCGGAGTATTATGCCGAATTGGTTGCCAATGATCAAGTTGGATTCTCAATCGAGGGATTCCTTGGATTGAAATTATCGGAACAATTAAACAAATATAAAATGAAGTTACCCGATGGAGAGCACCTAATCGAGGACAAAATCTACATTGTAAAAGATGGAGAAGTTGTTGAGATTAAAGAGGTGGAAAAAGAGCCCAAAGAGGAAGTTGTTGAGGAAGAGATGTCAACCGATGAGGTAAAGATGGAAGATACAACGGTTGAGGAAGATACCACAACTGAAGAGTCAACCACTACCGAGGAGGAAATGGCTATTGATCCAACAATGGATGCTGAAGCAATTGCAGCGATTGTCCTCCCAATCATTGAGGAAAGAGAAAAAGCAATCATTTCGATGATCGCTGATCTTCGCAATCAAATGGAAGAGATATTCGCTGAAGAGCAAAAAGTTGAGGAAGGTCAAACGCAAATGACCGCACTTTCAATGAGTGAAAAATTTGCAAAATTCAAACAATTTAGTAATCAATAAAAAAAAACAAAATGTCTAAAAAATTAAGATTCGATTTAGATGTGGATTCAACGGCTTTATTGGCAGCGAATCCGGAAGCATTCTATTCAAAAGCGTATTTATCAGAGGAAAACCTTGCGGATAACTACCGTTTATTACCAGGTATCAAATCAAAAACGAAAATTGCAACCGTATTGTTCGGCCAGGTTTTGGCTGCATCTTCATGTGCATTCGAAGCACCAACGGATGATTTGAGTGCGGTTGAATTAGACGTGACGGCTCTTTCAGCTATGGCACAAATTTGTCAATTTGACTTGGAGCAATCATTCGTTGCATTGCAAATGGCAAAAGGATCAAATGGTGATTTCACCGTTGCATCTTTCATGGATTTCTATTGGAATGAAATGGCGAAAGTAATCGGTCAAAATATCGAGTTGCTTCGTTGGCAAGGTGATACAACATCTTTGACTCCATCTTTGGCTTTGGCTGATGGTTATATCAAAGGGTTGTTAGCTGATGCAACTGTGATCGATGTTGCAAACACAACGGTAACTGCATCAAATGTATTGGCTGAATTAGCGAAAGTATTCGCGGCAGCTCCATCCGCAATCATCCGTAAAAAAGCTGATCTTCGTTTATACGTTTCAACAAATGTAGCTAATGCATACGAACTTGCAGCAGCAACCGGAAATACAATGACATATGTGACAACTCCATTGGCGTTGACTTACTTAGGTGTTCAAGTTGTTGTGTGTGAGGGTATGCCAAATGATACGGCGGTACTTACATTGAAAGACAATCTTTTGTATTGCTTCGATGCTGAAGGAGATGACAAAGCGTTGAAAGCAATCAACTTGAGCGATACAGTTGCTGAGCCTTACATCCGTACTCGTGCAAATATGAAAGTTGGATTCCACCACGTTAATGGTGCTGAAATCGTTCTTTACTCATAATATCCTTGAGGGGATGAAACACTCCCCTCTTTTTTTTTAACTGATAAAATTCAACAAAAATGTGCGAAGCATTAGAAACAATCGTCAAATCTTGCGACAACAATAGTGGCGGGATTGAAAAAGTGTGGATTAATCAGCAAGATAATATCGCATCATTCAGTGTACCAACCGGAACTTGGCAAATTGACGCAATCACTTTGGCGTCATTAGCACCGGATTACACTCCATTTGAGATCCGTAGAAATACCGGGAGCTATACCGAAGAGGCAGCAATTGACCTGGTAAATGGATCATCATATGTGACTGCGACAATCACCTTGCTATTCCACCGAAGAGATCAAGACAAATCTCAAGCAATCAAAATCTTGGGAGCTGGTCAACAATACTTGAATGCAATTGTAAAAGACATGAATGGCAAATATTGGTATTTCCCATACTTACAATTGAATACGGTAACTGAAGGATCCGGAACAACTCGTGCTGATGGTTCGAAATATTCCATTTCCTTAATGAGTGAGAATGATTATTTATGTTATGAAATCGAGGAGGCAGCGGTATCCGCGGTTGTTCCGGCATTATAATCTTTTAAATACTTCAAAGAGAGCCATCCAATCCGGGTGGCTTTTTTTATTTGTGAACATTTTAATGCTCATTTGCAATATAAGTAATGATATATATTAACAAAGGAGAGGTAAATTCAATCGTGTTGACATTAAATGAGGTGAGCTCATTGTCATCACCTTACTATTTATTCGTATTTCAAAACGAAATGAATCCAACATCCGATCCAATTTTATTCACAACAACCGATGAGTCACCATATCCGGAAAGATTCAATCTTTTTTATTTGGATGAGCCGGTTGACGTTACACTAATGAAAGGACAATACTCATACTCGGTGTATGAGAGCACAACTCCACCAACTGAAATCGATGATACAACCGGTATTGTGATTGAGGAGGGGAGAATGGTTGTGAGCGGTGCATCGACTTCATCAATATACGATTAATACATGGCGTGGTATAACATATTCAAGGCACAAAAAGAGCAATCATCCGAAGTGGTGGAGGGATATCAATCCTTTTCCACTCCATTCTTAAAAGTATTGGGAGGAAATCTTTCTCTCCCATATGTGAATGGAAGGCACCAAACGAGCGGATGGATCCCATTCGGTGAGGGAAATCTTTTTCCTTCTCTCCTCAACCAATTGGTATACTCATCACCTTTGCATGGTTCCATTGTGGATTATAAAACAAATGCGGTGATCGGTGGAGGGTTTGAACTCAAAACCGAAAACACAACACCAAAAGACTTGCTCGATTTGTATACATTCGAGAAAAAAATTAAGCTAAAGAAAACGGTCCGAATCACAACCGAGCAATTGATTGTCCACAATCGAGTGTACTTTAAATTGTATTTTGATGATAAAATGAAAATGACTCGGGCGGAAAATGTTTCACCGGACAAAGTGAGAAGAGGTCGCAATCACAATGATTACTTCATTTGCGATGATTGGTCATCAAGGATTGACGTATATGAGATAAAAAAATACCATCCAACTTGCACCGATAAATGCCAATTATTTGTATATGAGGTTGAGTGTTTGGGCCAAGATTGGTATCCTCTTCCGAAATACAGTTCCGCATTAAATTTTGCGTTTCTCTCGGGCGAGCTTTCATATTTTGCAAAATCAAATATTCAAAACTCGGTATTCCCTTCATTCGCAATGATGTTCCCAAAAAGGCCACAAAGCGAGGAGGAGAAAAATGTCCTTAGAAACACGATCGACAAGATGAAAGGAGCTCACAACGCTGGTCGTGCTGTCGCATTTTTTTCAAATGGACTTGATCAAATGCCAAAGATCGAAGCTATTCCAACCAATTCGAATGACAAACTTTTCCACGAGGCATCCGGATTAAACACCGAGCAAATTTGCTTCGCTCACACGATTGATCCCATCCTAATGGGAGTACGCACAACCGGATCACTTGGAAGTGGATCGGATATCAAACAAGCATATGTTATATTTGAAAAGAATGTTGTGATGCCATTGAGAGAGCAAGTGCAAGATATATTCAATGAGATACTTCACATCGCAAAATTAAGCATTGCCGAATTCAAGGTGAACAATTTCCAAATCATCAACGAAACAATTGTTGAGGTGGAGGGAGATGCATCCAAAACTCAAGATGCTTTGAACGCCATGAGTCCATTGGTTGCAACCAAGGTATTGGAAACAATGACTCAAAATGAAGTGAGAGCTCTTGCATCGTTACCTCCAATTGAAGGAGGAGATGTGATTGCAAGTCAACAACCACAAACACCATTTGCATAATGTTATATTTCATCACCGAAACATACCTAAAAACCAACACACCAATCACCGCCAATGTGGATGTGACTGATGTATTTCCATATGTAGCTACTCAATCACAATTGAGAGTGATGCCAATTCTTGGTACCGTATTTTACAATCACTTACTTGAGGCGTACAATGACCAAACATTAACACCGGAGGAGGAGTTGTTGGTTGCATTCATTCAACCGGTGATTGCATGGAGATCAGCGGAAGATGCGGTATTCGGTTTGACGTACCAATTGAAAAATAAAGGATTGCAACAACAAAGTGGAGATTATTCTCAACCGGTTACACGATCGGAAGTTGCATTCGGCATGGAGCATTATGCTCAAAAGGCATCTTTCTTTGAGATGAGGTTGATTAAGTACCTGGTAAAAAATAAAGAATTGTATCCGATATTTATAAGTCAAGCAAATAGGGATACCGATTTAAGACCTCAAATCGAATGCTTGAGTTGTGTGGGGGATTGTTACATGAGTGGAGAGTGGAGATGCGGATATCCGAAGGATAATGGATACAACAACTCAATCCTTGTTTTATGAGGCAAAATGTTATGATATTATTCGCATCATTTTGGGCGGTTATTTCACCGGTTATGCCGATGATATATATCGCAATGTTAGCCATCGCAATTGATACTTGCTTTGGTATTTGGAGATCAGTAAAAAAAGGCGGTTGGAAAGCATTCAAATCGAGAAGATTGTCCAATACAATAAGCAAATCACTCCTTTATGGAGGTGCAATCATGTTCATATACTTAATTGAAAAGTACATTGCCGGTGATATCATATCGAATTTCATTTCCGTTGAGCTCATAATGACCAAAGTATTCGCATTCTTTTGTGTGATGGTTGAGGTGAAATCAATCAACGAATCATATGAGGATGTGACCGGGAAAAATGTACTTGCTGCATTGCGTAAATTCGTCACGAGGACCAAGCAAGATATTGATGAACTAAGATAATCACCATGAAAAAATTGGATATCCAAGAGATTAAGCAAGTGAGGTTGAAATCCAACCAATACTTTGAGGAATCATCACCAAAATCACAAATATA